GGCGTCCGCGACGCCCAGGCATAGCCCAACAGCCACCACGCATCGCGCGGGGCCAACACCAACGCCACCGGCCGCCCGCCGTGTCGCGTGACATCGGTGTGAGCGGACGCCATGCCAGCCCGGACAGCGGGCCACTGCGGGTGGCCGGGGCTCAGAGGTACGGGAAATGCGGCGAGATCATCCGCCACGGCGCGTCCCCCCTCGCTGCCGCGCGTCCCAGGTCTTCCGCATCGCTTCTACGACGCGCGTCCCTTCCTCCGGGGTCCACGCGGTCGGATCGGCCGCGCCCCGTGTCGATCCGAGGATGGATCGGGCGATAAAGCCGGTGCTCTGGGGCCCGAGCTCATCGCGCAGCGCGACGTATTCCGCCCACCACGCGGGGTCGGCCGGGGCGGCGTCGGTGCCCGCCGGGCTGGACGGCGCGTGGTCCCCCTCCGGGTCCGCCATCGCGCCGGGGGAGTCGCCAGCGCCCAGCGGGGCGTCGGCCTCCACGAACCGGGCGCCGGGGATGGTCTCCGTTTCCGTTTCGTCGAGCCAGCCCAGCCCCACGATGGACAACGTGACCCGGCGCTTGGCCTTCGTCTCGGCCTTCATGTAGGCGTTGGCGAGGGCATCGCCTTTCAGGCCGGCCACCGCAACCGCCCCAATCGCCTCGTCGGTGCGCCCGTCGGGTAATTGCGCCTGGGCCGTCACCACGTACACGTCACCCATGAGTTCGCGGCTGGTGATGCGGACGCTCACCCGGCGCCCGGCGCGCAGTTGGTCGGTGGCATCGCGCGTCGCGTAGAGCGTGAGCCGCCCGTTGAGCACGATATAGCGGAACGGCCCGGTCAGCGGGTTCAGGCCCAGGCTCTCGCACACGCGCTGGTAATAGACCAACCGTTCGGCCGGGGAGAGCTTCGAGAGATCCCCATGCACCAACACGCGCTCCAGCGCGTCGGCGCTCAGGGAATCGCGGACCACCACATCAGCCATGGACACGGACCTCCTTTGGGACCCCGGACGCCCAGCGCCAGACGCGGGTCTGGGTGGGTCGTTCATACTGGGCCACCACATCCGGATAATCCCGCCGGAGCGCATCCCAATCGACCGTGCGGCGGGTGACCGTTTTCCACGACGCAATGCGCTCCCCCAGCAGGTACACGTCTTCCGCCTCGCCGACCAGGGCTTGCACCGCCGCCAGCGCCTGCTGATAGGCGGCCTCGGCGAGATCCCGCTGGGCACGCGCCGCCAGGGCGGCCCGAATGACCTCAACGGACCCGGACAGGTCGCAGCGCCGTCCGGGCTGTGCCACCGGCCACCGGCGGCGGATAGCGTCCCAGGTGTCCGGGTGAGGATCCACTGGCGGGGGGACGCGCGGCTCCACATAGCGCGTCCAAAACTCGACTTCGCGCTCCACCAACCACGTGATGAGCGTCTCGTCGCGGTCCACGCGCATCCAGCGAAATTCCTGGCCGCCGATGAGCACAGCCACGTAGGCATGCGGGGCACCCGTGAGGGCGAGGTAATGATGTATTTGCAAGACGTAGGCATCGGGGATCTGGCCCTCGGCCCACTGATCGGCCTGGCGCACGCCAGCGGTTTTGCACTCCAAAAAGACCCCCGGTCCGTCGCCGACAATCAGGCGGTCCAGGTGCCCGGCGAGAAACGCATGGCGGGGATGCCGCAGGATTTTTCCGCTGCGCCGCACCTGTTTGCCGCTCTGCCGGCTAAATTCCTGGGCCACGAGGTCCTCCAACCGTTGACCCCAGTAGGCGGCTTCACTCGGCGGGTCGGCTGAGGGCGCCACCTGGCCCGTTTTCTCAATCCACACGCGATAGGGGCTCCGGTACGGATCGAGGCCCACCACGGCGGCGGCGTCCGACCCCCCCAGATATTGCGTCCGGTCGATGAGTGGTGGTACACTGCTAGTAGAAGTCATAGGCAAGAACCTCCTGCTGACTTCACCTAACCCCGCCGAGCCGCTGCCGGCGGGGTCGCCGTCTCCTAGGCGGTCGCCGCTGCGTCGTCGTCCTTGACAATCCGGACCCGCTCGGGTTCCTTGCGGACCTTCACGCTACCGATCCGCCAGGTCAGGACCGTTACGTCCCGGGGGCGGAGCTGCGCGTCCCGGATCGCGGCCTCCACGCCGGCCTCGAAGTGGGCCTCCGTTTCGGTGTCGGCGACCACCTTCGTGTCCAGCAGGATACGGCCATCCAGATCCACCACAATGACGTGCCAGAGCGCCTTCATGGGCTGGTCACCCCCTTTCGGTGGGGTCGCCTCAGTGCGACTCGGCTGGTCACACTGCCGGCTGATCCGCAGGAAATCCTCTACCAATCGTTGGGTGCGGTTCGGATCGTATCCGGGCGGAGTGGCTGGGGGCGGGTCCCCTATCCACGTCCATTCCTGGGGTGCCCATGGATTCGGCACCCATTTCACCGGGTAGATCATCATGCCGACCCCTCCCCGGACCCCGCGGCCAAGACGCGCCGCAGGGCGGCTCGACAACTCGCGCAGACGGTCTGTCCCAGTACGTCCCCCTGCGTCTCGGCATCCCCGCCGCAGAAGAGGCAGGTGCCCCGCCACCGCTCGACGATGATCTGCGTGCCCGCTCGGCGGATCATCAAGGCCGTGCCCCCGTCCCACCCCAACTGGCGGCGGATGGACGCGGGGATGACGACCCGCCCGAGTTCGTCGAGCAGGTGGATCCCGTGGGCGTCCGCTCGGGGGCGGGGATGGGCCACCGCGCTCATTCGGCGGCTGCCTCCTCCGCAGCCGCCGGCCCATCCGGCGTGCCGGGTCCGGGCGACGCGGCCCGACACTCCGCCGGGTAATGCCAGGTGCCGAACTCGTGGTTCGGGCTGTGCGGCCGCGTGCCGACGGCCTGCACCGAGCCCACGGTGCCGTCGAGATCGGGGTCGCGGAACACGACGAGCGCCGCCGTGTCGCCGTGCGCCTCCGAGACTAGGAGCGCCGGGCGGCAGTGCCCGTGCACGGCTTCGGCACCGTCCGGCGGGACGTAATGCACAAGCGTACCAATGGCCGACATTCAATGGACCTCCTTTGTGATGGGCGGCACAAGGTCGCCGGTCCCGCCATTGCGCCGCGCCAGCCAGCGTTCGGCCTCGGTTGTCCCGATGTACACCCGCCGCCCGATGCGGATGGCGGGGAATCCGGGCTGGGCACAGAGCCAGCGCACGGTGGACCGGCTCATGTGGTTCAGCCGCGCGAAGGCCGAGAGACTGACGTAAGGCATCAGGCACGCCTCCCGTCGTCCGGCCCGCTCGAACCATCAAGGATCAGGACGGTGTCTGATTTTCTCGGACTCTGGGGCACACGCGGCTCCCCCGTTATGGGCGAGATCCACTGATACCGGCGGGCCGGGATGCCATAGCGTTTCATCGCCTTGCAAATGGCGCTGGTCGTACATCCGAGGGCTTTACCGATTTCCTCTTGGGTCATGCCCCGCACGTGGTACATCTCCCACAATACGCCTTCCAATGACCGTCCGCGGGCCACCCGTTTGGTGAGGCGCATCATCGTCTTGCCCTCCGTCCGAGATCTGAGGTGTCTCGGACCCATGGTAGAGATTTTCGGACACTAGTGTCAAGGGGTTTGCCGATTTTTGCGGACGCCCGGATAATGTAGGTCGGAAAGCCCCTTGACATGACGGCAGACCCATCGGCCGGGAATCACGGGACACAGGAGGTGAGGGACGTGGATGGCACCCCGCCGGTACGGCAGGTCGTCGGAGCTCGCATCCGGCAAACGCGGGAGGCTCGGGGCCTCACCTTGACCCAATTGGCCGACCGTCTCCACGTTGCCAAACAGACCCTCAGCGGATGGGAGAACGGCAACCACGCGCCGGGTGTGGAAGAACTGGTGCTCGTGGCAGAAATCCTGGGCGTCTCGCCGGGCTACCTCTTGGGCGAAGATCATGCCCGCCCGCCGGCTCCGCCGCTCCGGGTGGTCCGGTGGCAAAAGCACGAATGGCACCGCGCCCAGGACGATAGCGAGCTCTTCGCCGAGCGACAATTTCGGTGCCCCGTGCGGAGCGGGACAACAGATCCCCACGACGCGATCTGGTTGACCTATCGATCCGGGCTCGTGCGGGTCGTGTGCCCCGACTGCGGCGAATATCAGGTCGGGTAGCCATGCTGCGCGGGGCCGCCATTATCGCCGCCAGTCTCGCGGTGGGTGAGTTGGTGTACCGGATGGGGCATGTCGGGTGGGGCGCGGGTCTTGTGGCGGTCCTCGTCACCGTGTGGGTCCTCGACCGCTGGACGCGTCCGCGTTCCCGGCGGGGGCCACCCCCCGCCGCTGAGCACGATCTCTGGAGCGACGACCATGACTACGAGGTCCGCTACTGTCGCCAATGCGGCGAGGCCATCACGGGCTTCGCGAGCGAGGGCTATTGCCCGTTGTGCGGGCACCACCGTCGGTGCCTGTCCTGCGACCATAGCTGATGAACATCCAGCGGTATAAACCCGGCCAGTGGCGGCTGACGTGGGAACTCGGTCGCGATGCCGCGACCGGGAAGCGGCGGCGCGAAACGCGCGTGGTGACGGGCACCCGCGCGGAAGCCGCCCGGATCTGGCGCGAACGGCAGGCCGAGCTCGACGCGCTCGATCAGGCCCAGCGCGATCCCTCGGTTCGCTCGCTGGCGGATCTCCTAGCAGCGTGGTTGGCCGACATCGCGAGTCGTCGTCGGCCCAGCACCGTCGAGAGCTATACCTATGTCAGTCGGCGGTTCCTGGAACCCACCTTGGGATC